GTTTGCGCTCTCTCAGATTGAGAGCCTTGTATATAAGCACTGTCTATTAATTTCATTTGGTCAGCCAATGCCTTTTTTGATCTTTCTTCGTTTTCAATTTCAAAAAGACGTTTAATTTTTGTAATCATATTCTGTTTAACTGGATTTCAGCCTCTTTTAAAATTAATGACATATCAAGTCCTTTTGTTATTATTCTTTTTTTATGTGCCTTAATATACCCTTCCAAGCATTTTTTTCGGTCATTTCTTGTTGTTAAATGAGACCTGCCAATATTTTTTAAATATAGTATTTCATCATTTGTTGACCATCCTAATTTTTTGCTCATACAAAAAAACCTACAATTGTTACAGCCATAATTGCAGCAACAAATAGTGTTACCATCCAAAGATAAATATATTTTATCATTTTCTCATTGCCTCATTTTCACAAAGTAAGAATTTCAATTCTGCAATATTTGCTTCAATACGCATAAGCAACTGCTTTTCTTCGCGTAAAAATATTGACGAGCTTTTAAGATCTTTTAAAATAGTTTCAATTTGATTAATTGTTTCTATGTCTTTATTCATAAATAATTCCATATCTCAATTCAATTGCTTTAAAAATAAAATCTTTATATTTATTCCAAAATAACAAGGCTTCTTTACCATCCATTTTAAAAATAGTTTCATCATCAAAATTAAGCCACTCTTGGTGAGTAAATTTTTTACAGCCTATTTGCAAAACCTCATTTGTAAAAGTAATAGGATATTGCTCTATTTGCATAGAGCAAATTTCTTTCATGTTTCCTAATACCCCCCTTAAATCAGCCACACTTAAATAAGTCCTACTTAAATAAGCCCCCATTAAATAAGCCCCACTTAAATAAGCCCCCACTAAATCAGCCCCACTTAAATCAGCCCAACTTAAATTAGCCACCCTTAAATTAGTCCTACTTAAATTAGCTTCTGTTAAATTTATTTTTAATCTAACAGCTTCTTCAACTGTTTTTTTGATAGTGTTATTTTCACAGTCAAATGCAAAAATAACATCGTTTGTATCTCTATTTTTAATTTCTATTTTCATTTTCTTATCATCATCATTCATAATTTGGTGTTGGCCTCTCACCAACTCGACGGTTCATAGCGGTCGGCACTAACCTTTTGACTCAGACTACCGTTAAGATGGTTATATCTTAATTACTTTTTTTAAAAATGTAAATAGTTTATTTTTAGCGTCATCACATCCAAACGCAAAAAATGCAGAGTCTCTACATTTTTCAATCACATAGTTGTAAAAAACATCCTGATCTTTTGAAATTTTACCACCTTTAGTGCGCTTAAACTCAATCCATAGATGCCATTCCGGTATATAAATATCAAATACACCAGGCTCTACGCCTTCCGCCTTTAGCCGATTAGCTTCTGTTATTGACCTATTTCCCCCGTTGGGTATGGCGAATATACGTATGCATGGATATTCAGACCTAAACCACGCCACGAAATCAGCCTGCTCTTTATGCTCACTAGGTATTTCAGCTTTGTCTTTTATTGATATTTTTCGCAATTGCTCCAGAATATAATCACGAGATTCCGGTGTTTTATACGCCATTAAATACCCTTCAATTCGCGAGTTTCGCTCTTTCTTGATAAGGTTTTGCGCCTTTAGATACTTATCCGCTTCAATTCTGAATATTTCGTCTAGCATTACATGCTCTCAATTTTATTTTTTATTAATATAGCTTTCTCAATATCTTGACTCAGGTTAATGTATTCTTCAGCTAAACCTGCTACCTCTCCACGCTTCCATGCCCATTCGTTTTGTAGATCGTAAGCATAGTCAATAAGTGTGTCTAGTATTTCAATTATTTCATTATTCATATTTCACCTTGTATGCACGGGCATATTATTTTCAGTTGGCTCTGTCTTGCCGCACGAGTAGCAAGTCTTACGCTTCATACTATGCTCAATCAACCACGCTTCATGTTTGCATTCTTCATCATCATCATCTATTAAATGCGCATCACTACCATCAAATAATTTATCAAATTTGCTCATATTTTTTTAATATATCCTCATAATTTATTACATCATCGTCTCTGTATTGCTCATAATCAATTCCGAGCCTAAACAGGGTTGAGCTAAAAACCTCCCAACTCATTGACCACAGTCCGTCTTGCATCATTACGCGCTCAGTTTGGTTTTTGGGTAGGTCAATAAAGTTTAATATATTATCCATACTCTACACTCCTAATGTTTTTAAAATTTCCTTTAGTTACAACAGTTATTTTTTTAATGTTTTTAAAAAATTGTGGCTGCTCAATGAGCAGTTTGTAAACTGTTTTAGTGTTAATTGCATTATGATTTTTAAGTTTGTAGTAGTCTTTAATATTAACAAAAAGGCCCATAATAAATCTTGCCGCGTGCTCTCCTGGAAACCCTATTGTATCAAGCTTTAAATGCTCGGTATGCACTAATTCATTGTCATAAAAAAACAACATTTTTATATAGGACTCGCTGTTTTTACCTAGCGCAAGCTCATAAATGATACTATCAATATCATAAGCCGCTGTTTTATTAGCCTTGTCATGCGCTATTTGAGCGCGTGTGCGCATGGTATAATTGCCATCCTCATTTTCACTGACAAATAATGATTCACATTTTTTACAGTATTTAGCTGATAAAATATTCAAATGCCCGCATTCACCGCACGTTTTTTTAGGTGCATCACCACGTTTCTTTTTTTGCTGTGGCACTCTAATATCGTCTATACCGCCCAAGCGCTCAATATTTGACCCATAGTCCCATACCTTACCGATTAGATCGCCATAGGGCCTTATCAGCCGGCCTAGCATTTGAATCAGAAGACCTGGGCTGGTTGTTGCCCTCATAAGCACAACGCCTTGTAAGGCTGGAAAATTAAAGCCGGTTGTGTAGATGTTGACATTAACCAGATAGCGTTTACCACGACCATTTTTAAACCATTTTATTGACTCTTTGCGGTACTCATTTGTTGATTCGCTGCTTACTAAACGTATTGTGTCTGGCTCTCCCCACGCCTCTAAAACCTTATTTCCGCTCGTTATATTAGGGACAAATATCAATGCTGTATCAATGTCATGCTCAATAAATGACTTTTTTACATCACATACGGCATCCTCACATATTGCGTCAAATTTAACGCCAACGTCGTTATTGTTAAACTCATGCCCTGATTTTCTAACGCCTGTCAGGTCTATGCTGTAATGCGTATTAATGACTTCAATGCGCGCTAAATACCCTTCTTCAACTAATCTAGGTATGCCCGGATAAACAGACGTGTCATAGCAAATTGAGGTAAAAAGTGGCTCACCTTTTTGACATTTATTAGTTAATAAGCCTTGCCCTAAACGATAGGGACTCGCTGTCCATCCCGCTATTTTTGCATTTGGATTAATGCGAGTTAAAGAGCGTATTATTTTTCGGTAGGTTGATTCTGGGTTGTTGCTTACGCCGTGCACTTCGTCTATTAAAATATAGTCATAACTACCGCTACTAGCCCTAATAGACGCAAAACTTTGATACATTGCCACCACTATGGTTTTGTGCGGCTGTTTAATTCCTAGCTTGGTACAGACAATACCAATATCACTATCAGAGCCAATATAATTAACACACTCATCATAATTTTGTTTCACTAGCTCTTGAGTCGGCACAAAAATAATCATGCGCTTGTTTTGCTTTAACGCCCATTCCGCCATTGCAGCAATACATAAAGCCTTGCCCAATGCTGTCATCATTGATACGCAGGGAGTTTCGCCCTGTCTCCACGCTTTTACAACAGCATTGCACGACTCGGATTGGTAATATCTCAGCTCGTGTCTCATTATGCAAACTCGTGATAGTGTGCTTTTGCTTTTAGATAGGCTTCGTGGGCTTCTTCTGCTGTGTTGAAATAACCTAAATATTTTATTTTTCCATTTGCTGCTATTTGCGCTTGAAATTTATTATGGTATTTATTAAAACATACTCCAACAAAACTGCTTGTATTATTTTTTTGTTTTTTCCTATTTTGGCTCATTTCCATTCTATTATGTTTACAAATATTTTTTATTCTATTATCTAACGAAATATTATTTATATAATGCAAGGTGTAGTCTGGAAAATACCCGTAGACATAAAGCCATGCCAGTCTAGTTGCTATATAGAGTTTTTTATTTATTGAAATATTAATTACACACTCGCTGCTAATAGCACCAGCTTCACTACCTGCATATCTAGTGTTCCAGCTATTACTCCTATCATCCCTATGCTTCCAGGTAAAAATTCCTGTATCAGGGTTGTAGTCTAATATTGACTTCAAATATTCTTGTGTTAATTCCTGTTTCATTTTATTTACCCCAAAAAAAACCTAACTCAAATACGCCCGGAAGTGGGCGTAAATAAATTAGGTTTTATTATTATGTTATCGTACAGTTACAACATAAACATCAACCAGTTTGCATCCTGGTAGATTATTACCCTCTTTTAGATGTCTTGCTATTTCCATTTTATCTGGCACTGGCTCGTAATATCTTATGCACTGCTCTGGTAATTTTAGCACGTCAAAATCAGCGGCATAGGCAACGGATTTGCGCTGTGATTTAGAGATTGAGCATAGGTCAGTTTTAATCTTGTCTATATTAAAATCTACCATCGTGGTTTTGATAAAATCACGCAAACGATCTTCTTCTCTTTCGTATTTTTTGCGTATATTGCCCAATCTCTCAGCTGCTATTTCCTCTTGATATTTCGCAGCTAGCGCACGTGATTTGCACTCAATGAGTACATCAGCCAGATACTCCAACTTGTTTTTAACCTCTCCTTCAATACCATGCAGTATTGTCCTTGCTAGCTCGTCATCTTCGTTAAAAAATAACTCATCCAATAAATCCTGTTGCATTTGTTTCAATTCAAATATTTTCATTTTCTTTACCTATTATCCAATAGTAATCAAGTATTTTGTTTTTATTCCACACGTTTTCATACCATTTATTAAAAAAATGGTATGAAAATACAAGTGTGTAACCTGTTGTTTTTGATGTTACATAATATGTATAATTAAAATGGCTCATCGTAAAAATTATCAACAATTTTTTCAGCCTGTTGTTTTACGTTTGCTGTTTCGGCTTTTTGTTGTGACAGCTTCAAACGCTTAACGTCTTGTTGTTTTTCCAAAAACTTTTCAACATAGCTTGGAGCAGTATCATTCTCTATTTCGGCTGCTGTTGCCTGTGTATCAAAATCACAAAACATAACAAATTCTGTGCGCTCTCCTATTTCGCCGTTGTTTACCCATTTTCCATCAATCAGAGATTGCTTTGCATACTCCTCACGCTGAAAAACAATGCCAATAGGCGTGTCAATGAGTTGCGGATAGGCTGTAACTCGATTTGTTACAAACGCTGACTGCATCCTATCCCACATTTCAACAGGCGTGTTGTTTTTTGGTTTTAGAGTGTCAATATTAAGCACGGTCATTAAGTCATTGATACGCTCAATTCCCATTTCAATATCACTGTCTTTTTTTCCTGAGTAGTGCCAAATATCAAAACTTTGTTGTCCCTGCGGAGACATAAAATCAAAATGAATGGCTTTTGATCCGCTTTCAGCCTCTTTTTCATAGCATTTTGTAAAATGCCCTACATATAATCCAGATTGATTAATATAACCCGCTGAAAAGCTTTTTTCTTTAACTAAATCTTTGTTTCTTGTAAATGTTGTCATGTTTTATTTCTCCAGGTCACAAAAAATTTGTTTTGATGTTTCGTTGTTTTCGATATCAATCATATACTCATCGGGTATATTATTGATATCAGTAGTGCGCACTTTTGCGTCAAATGCATTGGTGCTTCTGGTGTACACAATTATTTCCGGTTTGTTGCTTTTGTCAGCAATGGTTTTTTGTGTGCCAAAAGCGTTTTTGCGTTTAATTGTTTTTGCTTCTGAGGCTATGTAATAACACCAGTCGCACTTGGCATAGAGTAGATTGGGTACGCTATAGCCACCAAACTGCAGCAAATCAATTTGAGACTTTTTATAATCATCACCCGAGCTATTTGATACGGTGCGGTCAATAGCATGGGTAATTAAAATGACATTAATACCTTTTTTATTGAGTGCATCAATGCCTTTTCCTATGCGCTCCCAATAGGATAAGGCTTTATCGTACCCTGACCCAAATGTATAGTCACTAATGCTATTAACTATAACCTCCTCTTTGTGTATAGTTGTTGTTGGGTTTTTAGCGATTACATCCATAACAATTAAATGGTCAATAAATTTTCCAGAGTCAATAACAACCGTTTTATAGCTGTTAGGCTCTTTTACTAAAAACTTCAACATATTAAAAAACGTGTCAATATCTTTGGGGATATTTAACCCATTGCCATCGGTAAACCTCCCAACATTAGGCACATGCTCACAGCCCTTCTCAACAGCCAGATAAAATGGTTTTTCTGCGTGGCTACAAAGCCACGTTTTACCCGTACCAGGCCTCCCGTATAGGATGCCAAAATACGGCGTTTTTATAACGTCATTTGATATTTGAAAGGTCATTTTGTTTTACTATCCAAGTAAATAGTTAAAGCTTCGTTGACCAAGTCCTTCAGCTTTAGTTTGTTTTCTGGCGTAGCTAACTCAGCTCTAAGTTTTTGCAATCTGTTAAAAATATCCCAATCGATATGTATTGCTTGTTTTGCTTGTTTTGCTTGTGTTGTCACAACAGGTTCATTTTTTTCTTTTTCATAAGGCCTTATTAATTGATTGCGTTCTTTTTCAAGGTTAATTGGTATGTTTTTTTTCATTTTTTTTGTTCCTAGTAAAAATTAAAAATGCAAATACAATTTAACATAAATTTACTTTTTGTCAAATTTGTTTAGTTAAAATTACGGGCGCGTGGCGGCTTACCGATTAACACGGCGTTAGGCGTCAATGTAAATTCAATCTTGGCAAATAATTATAAACAAAAAATATTATTTGTCAAATATGAAATATTAAATTTCCGTATAATAAGTTAAATTTGTTTTAATAGCCTGCCCATACCGCCAGTATCTGCCCGTGCAAAACCATACCGTATCAGCCATGTGACCGGTTATGATAATGCGTTTGCCTGGTTTGTTTTTCCCTTTATCAGCGCGTTTTTTGTACTCGACAAAGTGATTTTTAAAATAATGCTCAATATCGGCTTTACGCCATAATCGGCAATTTTTCCCTACATTTCGCGTGACTCTATACGGTGTAGGCCAGTTTTTATCAAACTTGACAGCGTTATTTAATTTATTGTGACTTATGATATGACCGTATTTGTCCTTTATATCGTACATGTCCATTTCATCTTTGCCTTTTTTTGCATATTTAAACCCTCTCTGCTCATAAACCTGTTGTATTTTGTCACCGTCTACCTGCCATTTACCGTTAATTTTTGGCAGATGCTTTAGGTAGATATTGTGCTTGTCTAGGTGCGCATAGGCGCTTTTTAACAGTATGCCGCACGCTTGTGCATATTCGTCTATGGTCATTTTTTATTATCCTTGTGTTAAAAGCGTGTTAGACTATACCACAAATTAACCACAAAAGGAAACAAAATGAAAGAGTCAGATATACATTTTAGGCTGTCAAGCGATTTAAAAAAACAGATGCAAATATGGTGTAAAAACCATGAGATGAGTATAAGTACACTAATACGCGTAGCAATAATTGAGTTTTTGGAGAGAAATAAATGATTATAAATGAAGAATTAAAAAAAATAATCCCACCTTTGTCTCAAGATGAGCTTAACCAGCTTGAAAACAATTTACTTAAAGAAGGCTGCCGTGATGCCTTGATTGCTTGGAATGATACGCTAATAGACGGACATAACCGTTATGCAATATGTATAAAGCATAACATTGAGTATAAAACACAACAAATAGAATTTGCTAGCATTAATGATGTAAAACTATGGATGATAGATAACCAAAAAGGCCGTAGAAATTTATCAGATGGCTGGAAATATCAATTATCTAGCACAAAAAGAGATATTTTGGCTGGGATTGGTAAGGAGAAGAAAATTGAGTCAGGTAAGGAATCAAGAGCTAAACAGCTTGGGGTTTTGTCAATAGTTGACAAAACCCCAACTGAAGAAAAACCCCACAACACAAGAAAAGAAATAGCCAAAGACCTAGGCTGGAGCACGGGCAAAGTAGCAACTGCTGATAAAGTATTTAAACAATCATATCCTGATGTTAAACAAGCCATTCTTGACGACAAAATATCAATTAATACAGCCAATAAAATATTGGAATTTGAAGATAATACGCAAAAAGAAATAATAGCAGAAATAACAGCAAATACAGAAGAAAAGCCAACTGAGATAATAAAAAAATACAATCTTGCACAGTTAAATACAGGCGATGAGGAATGGTACACACCGGAAAAATTTATTGAATCTGCAAGAGTTGTTATGGGATCGATTGACCTTGATCCGGCCTCAAATGCTTACGCACAAAAAACAGTCAAAGCAAATGCGTTTTATACAAAAGACGACGATGGTCTTGATAAAGAATGGCATGGTAATGTTTGGCTTAATCCGCCGTACACGGCAAGAATAATTAATAAATTTCTTGAAAAAATAGAAACAGAATATCTGTCTGGAAACCTAAAGAAAGCCATTGTGCTAACAAATAGCAATACTGACACGTCATGGTTTCATCGATTAGCAAATATATCGTCATGCCTATGTTTTACAAAAGGACGCATTAATTTTTATAAAGATACGGGTGAAAAATCATCCCCAACAAATGGACAAATGTTTTTTTATGTTGGTAATAATGTTGATAAATTTAAAGATGAATTTGGCAAGCACGGATTTATTGTGGTGAAAGCATGAATATCCCCGAAACAATAAAACATCCTAATAATTTTTTATCATCACCATCCTATGGTTTTGATGGTATTTTTGATTGGGCATTTACGCAAGGCGCTGTTGGCAAGGGATTAATTACTCCGATGGATATTGACGGCATCATAGAGAGAAAAGGGAAATTTTTAGTGTTTGAAACAAAAGATAATGGTAAAGACGTGCCAAGGGGTCAGCTTATAACATTTACAAAACTGTATGAGTTGAAGTGTTTTACTATATTATTTATACAGGGAAAAACAACTCACGAGAAAGTCATGGCGTGGTGTCAACCTGGGTTTTACGGGGGTAAAAAATATAGCAATTTTGTCCCTTGTAATGATGTTAAACTTAATAATTTTACAAAAAAATGGTATGAGTTTGCTAATGAACATAGATAAATTTTTAATGGCTTTAAATAAAGTAAAAAAGACCGGACATAATAAATGGCTTGCATGTTGTCCTGTCCATGCCGACCAATCCCCCTCCTTAGCAATAAGGCTAGTTGAAGGTGAGAGGCTGCTTTTCCACTGCTTTGGATGCGGCGCAAACGGGATTGAAATATGCAAAGCACTAGGCATTAATCCGCAAGAGCTTTTTCCGCCAACTGATAAAAATTACAAGCGTGAGCGCGTACCTTTCCCGGCTGAGCAAATATTAGCCGCATTAGTGTCAGAGGCTGGCATCGTGACCGCTGCTTCAAACGCTATTGTTAATGGCGAAAAGCTGTCAACTATTGATGTTGAGAGGGTTGAGACCGCGAGAAATAGATTAACAGAGGCGTTAAATTATGCTAAGACCTGATAAGGAGTATAAAGAGTTTAAAGAAAAGGCCGATGCCGGAGTTAGTTTTTTAGATGCAAAAATAAAGGAAAATAAAGAGCAGCATTGGATAACAGCAAGCGAGTTGTCACAAAACGCTAGTGCGCCACAATTTTTGATAAACAATATCCTGGAGACTAAAACACATGGCCTACTGGCTGGAGGTAGCCAGGCTTTTAAATCGTTTATGGTTTTAAAAATGGCGCATTGTATTTGCACAGGCCATGATTTTTTTGGTCATGATGTTTATGAGACAGGTAAGGTGTTATATGTGTGTGGCGAGGGTATGGGGGCCTTAGGGCGGCGTATAAGGGCGATTAATTTAGTTGATGGAGATGTGGGCGATAATTTAATTATTAAGCGTAAGCCACTTAATATAGACAATATTGCGGACATGAATTGGCTGCGACAACAAATTAATGACATTCGTCCTGTGCTTGTTGTTTTTGATACTTTTAGCTCCCTGGCGACAAGCACCAAGGAAAATGTTAATGAGGAAGTTGCCAGGGCTTTAAGGATGGTGACGGATGCTTGCTCGGACGATGGCGCTAGCTCAATTGTTGTGCATCACTATGGTAAAGATGCTGATAAAGGTTCAAGAGGCGCAAGTGCATTTAGTGCTAACGTTGATTTTGAATTTAGCATGGCCAGGGCAGATAAAGACAATATGATGGCTGTACTAAGCTGTAAAAAGTCCAAAGATGGCGAATATTTTGACGATATAACCGTTAAAGCGCATATAGTTGATTTAGGACTAGAGCGTCAAGACGGGACAACATCAAAGTCGCTAATATTAAAACAATGTGATGCAATGAGCAGCTTAACAGATAGACAGGAAAAAGTTTTGTTAGTTATTTCCAATCTAATAAATACGGATGGCATTGTTGATTTTGGACACCTTGGCGTTAATGAAACACAAATAAGGCAGGCGTTAAATGCAGCGTTTCATGGTGAGGTTGCTAACAAATATAAAATATTTAACGAGAATATTCCTGTATTAATTTCGAAAGGGAAATTGGCCGAAAAAGAGTCGTTTTTTTGGTTAAAATGATCTACTACCGTAGCATCTACCGTACAGTATACCGTGGTAGTAGATCATACAAATATCTGTCTACTACTGGCTATATTTATATAGCCTAGTAGTAGATGGTAGAGATTGAAAAATCGTTAAAAAAGTCTACCGTTGTAAAAAAACAACAATAAAAATACAGCATTGAATGACAAAAAAAACTACTATACAAAAATTAATTTTATGTAGTATAATAATCTCTAAATAAACAACAAAACTGGATAAAAAAATGACAACAATTAATGAAAAAATAACATCTGCTTTATTGCTTAAAAATAAAGAAATAAAAATTAAAAAAGAAAGGCCAAAAAGAGTAAATCAGTTTGGATATAAAGGCGTTAAATTTCTTCATAATAGATATGAGGCGCAGATTAAAATAAATGGTAAAAATATTTACCTTGGCAGGTTTAAAACAGCTGAAGAAGCTGGAAAAGCTTATTATGAAGCTAAAAAAGCAAAATATTTAATAAAATATAAAAACAAAACTTTACAAATGTAAAAAAATAACTATAATTTATACAACTTCAAAGATAAGTTATTTTTTAATCAACTAAGAGGGAAAGAAAATGGAAACAATCACTATAAAATACAACGCTTCTGTAATGGTACAAGCAGGATGGCGGTCAGTATTAATAACCGCTAAAGTAGATAAAATATCAGAAAAAAGAGCAAAAGTCGTTGAGGTGCTTGATATTGATGGAGAAGGCAATGACGGATACGCGTCACGTACAGGCGCAAAAAGACAGACTTACCATGTTGGCGGTATAGCAATGCGAGAAGTTGGTAACATAAAAATTTTGTCAAAATGTGAAATTTTAAGTGATAGAGGATAAGACCATGAAAGCATTGACCAGAAAAGAATTAGTTGAACTTGGCGGTACTGTACAGGACAGTGCAGGTGTTTTTGGTAGTGTCAAAAACACTACAGCGTACTTAAATGGAGAAACTTATTTACATGAGACAAATGACTACCAAGAAGGAGCAGGTAACTGCGATGACTACCAGATGTTTAGGTTGGTTATAAAACACCACTCTAGCCTTACCAGAGGCTACGTATCACGCAAAAACTCAAAAGGCGAGTCTATGCATTATGTAGGTAGATTTGGCAAAGGAGTGAAGGTATTTACCCCTAATTTTAACAGTACACGTTACTGTTATGTAACGTATTATGTGGAGGCATAAAAATGAAATCGTTAAGAAAATTATCAAAAGTAAACTTAACATCAATAGAAAAACTAAAAGCAATCGAAAAAATTAAAAACTTAAAAAATAAAAAACAATTACAAATTGATGTTAAGCAAAGGCTATACATACTTAAACGTATAGGTGAATGTACCTATAAAGATGTAAGAAAATTACAATTAGGGTTTTAACAAAAATGAAACCACATAAACACGCCAATTTAATAAAACAATGGGCCGATGGGGCTATCATGCAGTTTAAAGATAGCTCTTACAAAGACGATTGGACTGATTGTATAGATAACAAACCGTCATGGTCGGATTGTTATGAATATAGAGTAAAACCTGAAAAATGGTCTCCTGATTTTGAAGACAATGTTTTTAAATTAAGATCATTGCTTTTTTGGGTTAATGAGTTTTATCCAGAATTTAGGATGAAATTAGAGACAGATGTCGTAGATGATAGAAATGGAACAATAGCAGCTGTTTTTTATGTTGACAATGAAACTATGCTAAAATTTGAAAATATGAGATATAGAGGGGAGATTGACTTATGAAAATGATAATAATGGCATTAATAAACGCAATGGCTGAGTATCAATCGCACAGGCTCAGCAGGCCGGAATATATGTGCAACCAGAGCGTCGAAGCCAAGATATGCAGCAAAAAATCGTAATGAAATAGAGATGCTTACTATTGATAGGAATAGGCAAATGCTTGATATGCAGAAAAATAATGTTAATTAGGACTGCTTTTGTAGTAGCAACATTGATTTTGTTGGTGGTTATTTATGCGACCTATTGATATTGAATTGCCATTTTATTATAGATTTGATTTGATGCTTGACTATTGTGCATCGGTAATTTATGGTAAGATAGAAGAAAAAAAGCATACAGCCATAAAAATAAACGATGAGTCTTTTGATAAGACTCACGGACACGGGATAGAAATAGAAGTTAATTATTTAAATAGTATATCAGATGTAGCTTATTACTCTTGCTACATGACTGAAGAGTATATCTCTAATGAATATGAATTTTTAGAAGCCAAAAATAAACTAATATTAATGGCTAACAATGTCTGATTTTTTATTTGATTGCTTTTTAATCCTTGCAAAGATAGTATTATCTGTGATAATACTATCTTTTGCTTTTTTATATTATTTGGTGTTATATGTCAGTAAAATTAAGATATGTCGTTTATTTAGACGAATATAAAACCGATCAAAAGGTTTTACCGATGAAGGTAAAGGTGAGTTGGTTGATGTGGAAACTGAGTATTTAACTAAAACAGAAATAGAAAGAAATGGCTAATCCAGAAGGAAGTTTAAAACCTGGTAGAAAAAAAACAGGAGGAAGGCAGAAAGGTGTAACAAATAAAGTCAATAGAGAGCTTAAAGATATGATTCTTGGCGCTCTTTCTGATGTTGGCGGTCAGTCTTACCTTGCCGCCCGCGCTATTGATTGCCCAGGTGCGTTTTTAACGCTAGTTGGTAAATGCTTACCAAAAGACCCGCTACCAGATCAAACTGTAAAATTAGCAGAGCCAATCTATATTATTAATGCCTCAAATACAGCTAACAGCCCCTCAGATTGAGTTTGTAACTAGCTCGTATCAATACCCAGCGATAGTTGGAGGCCTTGGCTCTGGAAAATCAAGGGCAGGTACTTTTAGGCTAGTATCAAAATTACTGGCAGACCCTGGAGCAAACGGCGGCTACTACATGCCAACATACGACCTGATACGTCTACGCGCTATACCTGGCGTTGAGCAAGATTTAGACGAGCTTGGCATCAACTATAAAACTAATAAATCAGATTACTCAATAACAATTAGTGGATACGGAGATATAATTTTTAGGAGTTATGACAATCCAAATCGTATTATTGCCTACGAGGTAGCGCACTCAATTTGTGATGAGCTGGATACATTGCCACTTGAAAAGGCCGCTGTTGTTTGGCGTAAAATATCAGAGCGTAATAGGCAAAAGCGAAGCATACAAAATACCATTGGCCTGGTAACTACTCCAGACCAAGGAATTAATGGCTTTGTATATGATAAGTGGGTAAAACGACAACAACCTGGATATGCGCTCTATAAAGCTAGCACATACTCAAACCCATTTTTACCGCCTGATTATGCCGAGCAGATACTATCCAATTACGATCCTATACTTGCGGATTTATATTTAAACGGCGAGTTTGTCTCTCTCAATCAAAACAAAGTCTACCACTTTTTTGACCGCAACAAACATCATATTAATAGACAAATTGAAGAAAATGATACAATATTGCATATTGGTCTTGATTTTAATATTGGTGGATGTTGTGCTACTGTATTTTTAATACAAAATAACAATCCAATTGCAGTTGATGAGTTTGCCAGTCATGACACCAATGATTTTATTAATAATCTAACGCGATACGATGGTAAAAAGGTTATTGTCTATCCAGACTCAAGCGGTAAGTCTAATCGTACTAATGCGAGTCAGTCTGATATATCAATGATTACACAAGCAGGGTATCAATGTAATTATGCAAGCACTAATCCAGCTATTAGAGACCGCATTAATGCTGTTAATGGTCTACTATCTCATGACAGATTGTTAGTCAATACGGACAAATGTCCTAACCTAACAAATGCGCTTGAGGTACAGGGTTATGACGACAAGGGAGATCCTGAAAAATTTAACAGTCATCCATCTATAGACGACTGGAATGATGCAGCGGGATATTTTATAGCGTATAAATACCCAGCGCTACGAGCAATGAGTAGAATTAGTTTAGGCGGCATATAATGGCAACTGTTAATAAAACACATAAAGATTACGATGAAATGTTGTCACGCTGGCAGGCGTGTGAAGATGCTAGTGATGGACAATATGAAATACACAAGGCAGGTGAAAAGTATCTCCCTCGCTTAAAAGACCAGTCAAATGACGATTACAATGCGTATAAGTCAAGAGCGTTATTTTATAATGCTACGTGGCGCACAATTGCAGGATTGCAGGGCATGCTGTTTCGCAAGCCGCCTACTGTTGACGTGTCAGCGTCATTAGAGCCATTGCTTGAAGATGTAACAATGTCAGGTGAGTCGCTCAATGATTTTGTGTTCTCAATCACTGAGGACGCATTAGAGCTAGGGCGTGTTGGTATATTAGTAGACTACCCGCAAAATGACTACACCGGTCTAACACAAGCAGATGTTGCCGCGTTAAACTTGCGCCCCTGTTTAAAAGATTACGATGCTTTTGAAATTATTAACTGGCGAGAGGAAAGGATTAATAACCGCACAGTTTTATCTTTAGTTGTTTTGACTGAAGATTTTGAAATACGAAAAAATGAATTTGAATATGATTGTGAAACACGCTATAGAGTATTAGACTTATTTGAAGGAAAGTACCGTCAGCGTGTATTTAGAGTCAATGACCGCGATGAGGATGAATTAATCAGCGAGTCTTTCCCGCTTATGAATAATAATACAATGGACCATATACCCTTTATTTTTATTGGTGTTGACTCGTTAAGGCCGGATATAGAGACGCCACCTCTTATTGATTTGGTTGATGCAAACCTATCACATTACCGAGTTAATGCTGATTATGAGCATGGCTGCCACTTTACTGGATTACCTACGCCAGTCGTATCAGGCTATTCAAAACAAGACGATAGCGAAAAACTTTACATCGGCTCAACCTCAGCATGGGTATTTCCTGACCCAGACGCTAGCGCGTCTTACCTAGAGTTTAGCGGTCAAGGCCTATCCGCGTTAGAAAACAACCTACGACAAAAAGAGCAAATGATGGCTATTTTAGGCGCAAGGATGCTATCAGCAGATAAAAAAGGCGTTGAAGCAGCCGACACAGCCGCTATTTATCGATCCGGCGAGAATAGTGTATTGTCTGCTATGGCTCAGAATATCTCTAACGGCATTACCTGGTGTTTAAATGTTATGGATATGTGGGCTGGCGGCGATGGCGTAGTATCGTTTGAGTTAAACCGTGATTTTATTGGGCATCAACTATCAGGTCAGGATTTACTGGCATTGGTGCAGTCATGGCAGTCTGGAGCCATATCCAGCAATACGTTATTTTATAAATTAGAGCAGGGTGAAATGTACCCGGATAACACGGATTTTCAAACAGAAATGGAATTAATACAAAATAATTCACAAAATAATTTACAAATGTAAAAATTATATTATAATGTTTATCAGTGACTGCACACGCGGAAATTTTAATCTAATAGGAAAATAAAAAATGAAAAAATTAGTAATTTTGGCAGTAGCTCTGCTTGTATCATCAACTGCATTTGCATCAGAAGGTGTAACACTAGTTGAGGCCTATCAAGACTCAATCGTTGCTAATAGTCAAGCAACTCACACAGTAGGAGACTTTGATCTTAAAGGAGGCAAGATTTGCGTAAATAAAAGACAGGCTGGAGAATCGTTGAGAGCATCAGTGCTTTTAACTGGATCAGGCGGAGATATTATTTGGCAAGCAAAAACCAGTGGTGGTAATTGCTCAACGCTTGATGTTATACCAGGTAAATTAAAAGTATGGTCTGCATCAACCTTAAAAGTTAGATGCGATCAAAACGTACCAGATGACGTGCCTTGTCAAGTGCGTGTAATTTTATATAAATAAGTTTTGTTGGGGGCTTTATTGCCCCCTTTTTAATTGAGGAAATAAAAATGAGAATATTATTAATTGCATCAACAGTATTATTAACAGCTTGCGCTCACAGATATGACGCTACACATGAGCAAAATGTAGCATCATACAATAGACTTTCGCAAGATCAACCGTCACCCTATACACATGCGGAGCAGAGAGCTGCATTAATAGAGTATGTAAACTCACCAAGCATAGCTGACGAGTTAAAAGAAAGAGACAGGGCAAGATGGCAGCGCCAGGAAGAAATAAATATCATGTACGACACTAATAGATTATTGAGAAAGCTGTCAAAATGAATGCAATTGATAAGCTGATTACTGATAGTCTTAATATTTTACGCCTGTCAGCAGGTGAGCAAAAAAAAGCTATTGCTCTTTTTAAAAAGATGCAAAAGGAGTTGATTGCTCAATTGGCTAATGAAAAACTTACTGCTATCAGTAAAGCAAGAGCTAAAAAGCTTTTGGATGAGTCAACAAAAGTTATCAATGAGTATTATGCAAACATTAAAGCTAATCTTGATGATACGCTTTATGGATTAAGTGACCATGTAGCCACTAAAGCAGCCGCTTACATTAGTCTTGATGCTTCATTGCCAACATCATCAATGCTTAAATCAATTGTTGATGATATACTGATACTTGGCACACCTGCACAAGATTGGTGGACAAAGCAAGCAACAGATACGGTATTTCAGTTTAGCGCACAGGTAAGACAGGGCTTAGCTAATTCCGATACTAATCAAGAGATAATTAGTCGCGTTAAAAACTCCCTACAAATTCCAGAGCGCAATGCAGCATCTTTAGTACAAACCAGTGTGCAATCAGTTGCTAATAACGCAAGAATGGAGGTTTTTAAGGCTAATGCTGATATAATAAAGTATGTTGAGCAAATAAGCACGTTAGACTCCCATACATCAGATATTTGCATAGCTTACTCAGGCGCTAAGTGGGAGTTGGACGGTACACCTATCGATGGCTCACCTGCATTTAACGGAGGCCTTCCAAGGCATTTTGGTTGCCGTAGTGTATTAATCCCAGTTACAAAATCATTTGCAGAGTTGGCAGGCAAAAAAATAACTGAGCAAGAAGCTGGCACACGCGCGAGTGAATTTGGGCAGATTAGCTCTAAGACTACATTTGACGATTTTTTGAAAAGAAAGACAACTGAGCAACAGGATGAAATGCTGGGGAAAGGCCGTGCTGAGCTGTGGCGTAATGGTAAAATAACTTTGTCAGACCTAGTTAATCAACAGGGCAGACCATTATCACTTGCAGAATTAAAGAAATTGTAGTATATAGTAATAATAACTATCCTAAGGGGATTAAATGAGTATTGATATTAATGACCCAGAAGTACAAGGTGCTATCAGGGCAGCGATTGAAGAAGAAGTAAAAGGGCTAAAGGCTAAAAACAGCGATTTACTTGAAAAGTTAAAAAAAGCAACAAAAAATGCTGAAATAGACCCTGACGACTACCATCGTCTAAAAGACGAAAATGAAAGTTTGTCTGATAAACTAAGCGATGCTCAAAAAGCTATTAAAACCGCTTTGTCAGATACCGACAAGTTTAAAAAAGCCGCTGAAAGCGAGAGTAATTTTGTATCTAAGCTTTTGGTTGAAACTGGATTGAATGATGCCTTAACAAAAGCAGGTGTAAAACCTGAGCTGTCAAAAGCAGTGAAAGCATTATTTGCATCACAAGCCGCGATTAAAATTGAAGGCGATAACCGTCAAGCCGTTATTGGAGACAAGGATATTAATTCTTTTGTTACTGAATGGGCAGCAAGCGACGAAGGTAAGCATTTTATAGCAGCACCATTAAATTCTGGTGGTGGTGCTAGCGGTGGCGGTGGGCAATCAGGATCGGTAAAATCAATGAGTAGATCAGAATTTGATGCTAAGTCACCCATTGAAAGAGCAACATTTTTTAAGTCTGGCGGGAAACTGGTAGACTAACAAACAAACAAAAATCCTTTAGGAGGGTTTAAATAGATCATTGGTTAGGCCAATAGATTAATAAGATTTTTTTATTATTTATAGGACTAACCAAAATGGCTAATACATTATCAAATTTAATGCCCGATCTTTATGCGTCTATCGATATTGTTTCCAGAGAATTAACGGGCATGATACCCGCTGTAACTATGGACGCATCCGTTGATCGTGCATCTCTCAATCAAAATATTCGCGTTCCTATCACGCCAGCCAATTCTGCTGGTTTTGACGTAACCCCGGCAATGGCAATTCCAGCCGCAGCCGACCAAATCATCAGCAATACTGCTATTGTTATTAACAAATCACGCGGCTATCCTTTCTCATGGTCAGGCACTGAGCAGGGCAACCTTAATAGTGGGGGTGCTGGCTATTTCCCTATTCGCGCTAATCAAATGCTGCAAGCTATGCGGGCTTTGGTTAATGAGGTGGAAGCTGATTTAACTGCTTTACACGCAACCACTTCACGGGCTTATGGTACTGCCGCAACGACTCCTTTTGGCACTGCCGGTGACTTTACCGATGCCTCCAATGCCTTGAAGATTCTCAAAGATAACGGTGCTCCTTTATCAGACAATCAGCTTGTTATTAACACCGCCGCTGGCGCAACATTCCTTGGCAAGCAATCAAACTCCAATGTTGAGTTTGAAGATAGTATTTTGCGTCAAGGCGTATTTCGTACTATTTCAGGCATGGACATTCGTGAGTCAGGCCAGATCGTAACATCTACCGCTGGCACAATGGCTAGCGCAACATCAACAGCTGCGGCCTTTACTGTTGGTCAAACCGTAATTCCTCTGGCAACCGCTGGGACTGGCGTTGTTGCAGCGGGTGATGTGATCACTTTTGCCAATGACACTAATCAATATGTTGTAGCCTCAGTATCTTTCGCAGGTGCAAACCCTGCCTCTGGTGACACTATTACTCTAGCCGCTCCAGGATTACGTAAAGCCCAGGGCGCGGCTACTCGTGCAATTACTGTTGTGGTAGCAGCAGCGCGCAATATGGCATTTAATCGCAGTGCAATTGTATTGGCTACTCGCTTGCCGGAGCGTCCTGTTGAAGGTGACTTGGCTCTTGATGTAACCACCATTACCGACCCTCGCAGCGGCTTATCTTTTGAAGTGTCCGTTTACCCAGGTCAGCGTATGGTACGCTACGAAGTGGCACTCGCATGGGGTGTTAAAAACATCAAACCTGCCCATACTTGTTTGTTGCTAGGATGATTTTATAATGGCAGTAACACACAACACAACAGCTAGAAACGCAGCAACCGATTCCGTAACTGCGCTGTTACTCGGCTAAAAATTAATAGGGGGAGCAATCCCCCTTTTATTTACTAACTGGACAAAAATCATGGCTAATGCACTATACCCACTCTGGAAACAAGAAATACTCAAAGGGACGTCAAACAATTTATTAAACTCAGCAGAGGGCACAACTGGCGTTTATGCAGCTCTTGTTGATACTGGTGTCTATACGTACTCAGCGGCACATCAATTTTACAGCTCATTGACTGGAGTTGTTGGTACAGATCAGGAAATCCTAACAAAAACACAAGCAAGCGGTACATTTGACGGTACGGATTTGACGTTTACAGCGGTCACAGGTAATACGGTTGAGGCTATTGTTTTGTACCGTAAAAACGCAGGTGCTAATACAACATGGCCTTTAATAGCCTATATTGACACATCAGTTACAGGCCTCCCCGTTACCCCTAATGGCGGAAATATTACGATAACATGGAATGCTAGCGGGATATTTACATTATGACATTAACCACAGATCAAGCACTAACATTTAAAACAGCTCTTTTTGCAGAGACTGACCCAACACTGGTTAGTTTGCGGACAAATGGACAAACTACATTAATACGCGATTGGTATAATGCGCCTGACCCGTTAAATTATATTATTTGGAAACCGTCTGTCACACAAGATGAAATAATGCAAAACGGTATGGACTGGACACGGGTTGACAACCTATCTGTTGGAAAATCACGGATTTGGGAATGGATGTTTAGCAATCAACAACGCACTATAAACCCGTCAAAATCCAATGTAAGAGCCGGTATTGATGCTGTATGGGTTGGTACGGCTGCTGATTTGGCTGTACGCGACGCTGTTTATGTGCACTGTAAAAAAATAGCCTCTCGTATAGACAAGATTTTTGCTACGGGAGCAGGTACAACATTGTCACCATCAGTAGCGCTAAACATTACACTATCAGAGCAAGATATTATAACGGCATTAAACCCATAAGGGTACTACGATGGCAACCTTTACAATTAAAAAATCTGGCTATCTAGCAACGGCAGCAGCAGTCACATGGGCTAGCGGCACTACACTAACGTCATTAGCTAGCGGTGGCTGGACAAGTCTATCTGATGAGATAGACAACTCAACTAATAAATACATGCTAGCTGATATCTATATAGAGCTTGGCTCAGCAGCATTTACAGCTAATTCAACTTTTGAAGTATATGTAATACCGACTGTAGACGGTACAAATTATCCTACCTGGACAACTGGCTCAAGCGATGAGACGGAAAACTTTAATCACTTTGTTGGCTCAGTTAATACCAGTAATAGCACAGCTGCACAAAAAATGGTATTAACCAATATCCCATTGCCTAGTGGTAAATATAAATTTGGATTTAGGTCAAAAGCTGGAGTTGCACTAGCAGCATCAGCCAATACTGTCTACTGGCGTCCTCAAAGCGTAGTGTCTACTGACGTATAATAAATGCAAAATATATCTAATCTGCTATGGACTGAAATTGATAACAGCAGACAGCCATTACACGCTGTCAGCATATCAAACGACCATATTTCTGACGGATTAGTTGCGTTTGCAAACCCTGCTACTCAATTTGATGCAGCATCAAAGAAACAGATTATTTACTCTGGTAATGCGACAAGGGGTTTTGACAGTAATGGCCATAGCTGGCAAGGATCAACAGCTAATTCTCCGGTAAATATAGGCGCCACTGGTGGTATAGAAACAGTTGTTGATACGACAAAAACATGGTCGTTTTCGTGTCGAGTGTATATTGCCAATACGGATGGGACAGAGCAAATAATTGCTAGTGACTTGAGCAGTGACGTTAATTTTGGAGCGTTTGTGGTTGAGGTTAATGCTAATCAATATAAAGTTATTGGTTGGGATAGCTCAATGGCTGTAACTTCGGTATCTGGCGGCACTGTTAGTGTGGGTATACATGATATACTAGCAGTGTATACATGTACAGCCAGCAATTTTTACATAAGTTTATATGTTGATGGCGTGCTATTAGCAACAAGCTCAACATCTGCGGCAGCAATGCACACAAATGTTGCATCAGCACTAAGGCTATGTAATCCAGGCTTATATACAGCAGCAGCTGCATGGCCTGGAAAACTGTATTACGCTGCAATTTTCCAGGGCGATAAATCGCCTTATGCAAGACAATTGCATGACAATCCTTGGCAGCTACTATCACCACCTGCACAAATTATATATCATCAGTTTACGTCAGCAGCGCAAAATATAGAGCCTGCTTTATTTACAAATGTAAATAGTTTTTATACTCAGCTTTTATCATCCAGCATTAATTTAACGGCTGGATTATTTGCAAATAGCAATTCTTTTTATAGTCAAACCTTAAGCGCAGGAGCTGTTGATTTAACACCGAGTTTATTTGCAAATAATCAAACGTATTATAGCCATTCCATTTCCACGGATGGCGCTCCACAGCCATTAACTCCAGCGTTATATACAAACAATAATGTATTTAATGCTCATACGTTATCAGTCGGCGCTGTCAATTTATTGTCGTCTCTATACGCAAACGTAAATACATTTTATACGCAGACAATAAGCTCAGGCAGCGTAACATTAACGTCGTCATTATTTGTAAATAGCAATGTATTTAATGCACATTCAGTATCAGTTAGCTCAGTTAATTTAACGCCTGCTTTATTTGCAAATAATAATAGCTTTTATAATCATGTTGTCAGCGGTGAGGGTGCATTATTTCCGTCCCTATTTATAAACAACAATACTTTTTATAGTAACAACTTGTCGGCTGGCGCGGTTGATTTATTACCTGCTATTATCAATAACAGCAATGTATTTTATAATCATACTATTTCAACAGTTGGCGCTAATCAGGATTTAACGCCTGGATTATTTGTAAATAGCACTAATTTTTATATAGCAACAGTATCTAGCGATTATCCGCTAACAGCGCCATTATTATCAAACAGCAATAGTTTTTATGCGCATAGTTTAGCGGTTGGCAATATTGACTTGTTGCCTGCATTATTTACAAATGCTACAACATTTAGAGCGCATGTGATTAGCGGAGCAGTGCACAAAATGTACCCGCTGGCAGGCATAGCGCAAAATTATCCACTCACAGGTATAACACAAGTATGACAATCATCGTTGAAGACGGCACCGGATTAGATAACGCTGAGAGCTTAATCAGCGTTGATTATTTTACAACGCACCATACAAACAGAGGCAATACCAATGTTTCGTTATTGTCTACGCAAGAGTCAGAAGAAGCGCTAAGGCGTGCATCCGATTATTTTTTGCAGACCTATCGTGATATGTGGCAAGGCTATCTATTAAACACTGAGCAAGCACTTGATTGGCCCAGGCAGGATGTAATAGTGACAGACGGTTATCGTGATTATGCAATTGAAGCAGGCGTTATACCTGAGCGCATAAAAATGGCGGTGGCTGATTTGGCTTTTAAGGCTGCAAGTGGCGAGTTATTAGCAGATATTGAGCAGCAAGAGACAATGGTTAAAGTTGGGCCCATTGAAGTGCAGTATGACAAGTCAAGCCCAAGAAAAAAACGCTACTCTGCTATCGACGCATTGTTAAAGCCTTATTTTAAATGCAGCACAAGCGGTATTAATACGGGACTCGTGCGGTCGTGAGTAATTTTGACTATGCTAAAATACAGACTAAAGTAAACTCAAACTTAGGTAAGTTTGGGCAGTCCGTTACGATCAATAAAAAAACAACGGGCGCTTATGATCCAGCAACCGGCACAGCAACAGTTACAGCATCAACGCAAACAGGGGTAGGCGTGGTTTTTGATGTGAATAAGAAGGATATTGACAATACACTTGTATTGCAAGGGGATAAAACATTGTTGTTGTCTCAAATTGGCATTGATAATATCAATGTAAATGATAGTGTTACAATAGGCACAAAGACCTATAACGTAACCAGTGTACAAGACTTAAATCCAGCAGGAACAAATGTTATGTACACCTGTAATATAAGAGGCGTGTAATGGCAAGCTCATTTAGTGCTGATTTGTCCAAGTTTGTAGATAAAGCGACTAATAATGCCGATGCTATTATGCGTAAATCAATTTTAGATATAGGAAAGGAATTGGTTGAAATGTCGCCTGTTGGCGATGCAAATTATTGGAAGATGCCTCCTCCACCTGGCTATGTTGGCGGTCGATTTAGAGGCAACTGGCAGCATGGCACGGGTAGTATGCCGTTAACCAAATTTGATACAACGGATAATGTTAGCAATGGAAGAATTGCATCAACAATGCCTATCAAAGTATTGGAAAAAATCCATTTTATTGTTAATAACGTACCTTATTCGATAGCGCTAGAAAATGGCAGGTCACGGCAAGCACCGCGCGGCATAGTAGGATTGACAATTACGCGCTGGAAAAAAATAGTAAAAAAGGCAGCCAATGAGCTTAGTTAAAATTAGGGCAGCCTTAGAGATTGCGCTTGATAATATGAGTCCTGCATTATCAACGGCATGGCAAAATAACGAATTTGATCCTGTTAACGGCACGCCCTATCAGTGTTGTCATTTAATGATTGCAGAGCCATCTAATGACGAATTTGGCAGCAATTGGCAGGAAGAAGGGTATTTACAAGTTGATTTATGTTATCCGTTACTTGGCGGAATGAATGCCATTGATGCAAGAGTTGAGTTATTGAGGACTACATTTGCCCGTGGTACGTCATTAGTAAATAGCGGTACAACAGTAACGATTTACCGCACTCCGTTCCCAAAGCCTGGATATACAGATGGAGATAGGTTTATAACACCTGTAATTATTAGATTTTATGCTAATATAGGTTTATAATGAGTAAAAGCACTATTATTTTACATGAAACACTGATAAGACTTGCTAAAGGCATGTTGTCAGCATGGGAAAAATGGCTTAACGAAGCCAAACAAACAATTTAACAAAAAAAACAAGCCCGCCGGTAGTCACGCACTCGCAACACTACCCAATGCCACCTTGATAAATTCATTTTTATATAGGTGGCATTATGTCAATTCAGCAAGGTATTAACAAAACAGTCGTTTATAAAAAACAGTCCGCATTAGGCACTCAAGCACCTGGCGGCGCGGCAACTGGTCAAAAAATTCGCCGTGAAACAGCTTCTTTCAATCTGGCAAAATCTACTTTTGACAATAAAGAAATTGCCTCACATCAGCAATCCTCCGGTATAACTCACGGTCTACGCTCAACTACTGGCACGATAGCTGGCGTATTATCACCCAATACTTATTCAGAGTTTTTTGGCTCGTTATTGCGTAAAGTCTTTACAGCAACTACGTCATTAACGGCGCTATCGATTACTCTAGCTGGCTCCCCTGGAGCTTATACCTGTACAGCTACGGGATTTTTAACAAGCGGATTAAAAATTGGTGATGTTTTCAGAATAACCGCTGGAACTACTAACGCTGACACACAAAACAAAAACTTCCTGATTACCAACGTAACTGCAACTGTTATTACATTTAAAGTAGTTAACGGCTCTACAATTACCACTGGCGCAGGAACCGGCGTAACAATTGCTATTCCCGGTAAAAAATCTTACGCAGCATCAACCAGTCAGACTAAAGAATATTGGACTATTGAAGAATGGTTTAACGACATTACCGTATCAGATCAATACGTTGACACGATGGTTTCCAGCGTTGATGTTGGTTTGCCATCAGAAGGTAACGCCACGGTCTCTTTTGGCTTTGCCGGTCTTGAAAAAGTATCTGCAACATCACAATACTTTACTTCCCCTGCAGCAGAAACTACAACATCTGTTTTAACCGCTGTTAACGGCATCCTTCTTGTTAATGGAGTCGCTATTGGTAATGTCACAGGAGCATCTATCAAGATTGATTGTGGAGCGGCCAACATGGGCGCTGTTGTTGGCTCCGACAACTCACCTGATATTCAACGCGGCCGTATTAACGTATCTGGACAGTTAACAGCTTTCTTCCAAGACTCCGCATTTACAACCCTGTTTGATGCCGCTACAAACTTTGGCATTGTGCTTGTTGTGGCGGCAGATAACACAGCGGCCGCTGAGTTTGTCACATTTTCCATGTCATCCGTCAAATTCTCTGGCGACTCTAAAGATGACGGCGAAAAAGGATTGGTGCAAACGCTTCCATTTACCGCACAAATTAATGCTTCTGGCGGTGCAGCGTTAGCCAATGATTTGACCATTATTTCAATTCAAGATTCACAAGCCGCATAACAATGACTGAGAGCTGGATTGATATTCCCGGTACAGATGGGCTTTATCAAGTCAGCTCACTTGGTCGTGTTAAAGCAACCAAGCGATATTTATTTAGGCAAAACTCATGGGGCCAGAGGGCAAAGATTTTAAAACCTGAAAAGATTTTAAAAGAGCATAAGCCTGGCTATGTACATTTAACAATTAACGGCATTAGGTCATCAAGATCGATTACCTCATTGCTATTTAGCGTCGGTTTTGGTAGCTCCTAAACCGTTTTTTATATATAAGAGAGATAAAAATATGATTGATTTATCAGCATTAGATTTAACATCAACTAACAATTATGAATTTGAATATGTAAGCGAATCTTCAGCATTGCCTACTGGAATTTTTATCAGCGTCGCTAGCTCAAACAGCGAAAAAGTTAAAGAATGGACTCGTAAAGCACTAAACAAAATTAGACAGCGCGAGGCTATGCAAGCTAAGCGTGGCAAAGATATTGAAGTGCGTACCGTTGAGGAAGATGAGCAGTTTAGCATTGAAAGCGCAGCAATACGCATGACTGGCTGGCGCGGTATTACACAAGAATTTACGCCTGACTTGGCTATTAAGCTTTGCACGATTAATCCTGAAATACGTGCTCAAGTGATTAAAGAGTCGGACAATTTGGGAAACTTTACAACGAGCAAATTGACGAGTTAATCGCGTTTGCTCGAAATGAGTTTACATTAACGGAATCGCAGTCAGACGGTAAAACCTTGCGCTCTCATTTAGAGAGCGTTTACCGGCAAACAGGAATAAAGCCTACTGCTTTAGTCTCAATGGAATGTCCTATTGGGATGCTGTATTTGTGGGAATATTTCCATCAACTGCATAGTACACGGTCAGCAGGAATGGGATTAAGCGCAATTAGTTATCTTGAAATATGGGCATGGAGCACACTATTAAATATAGGCATCACATCCAGTGAAGTTGAGATTATAAAAATGTTGGACAGCGCGTATTTAACGCACTACTACGAAACGCAACAAAAGAAGGCAAAATAATGGCCGATGCTGACATTGCAAGTTTAGCGATTAGAATTGAAAGCCTTGAAGCTAAACAAGCAGCCAAAGACTTAAAAGATTTAGAGGCGCAAGGTAAAAAGACTGAGCAAGCTGTCCATGCTTTAACGTCAGCTTTTAAAACGCTTGGAATCACTTTCAGCGCGGCATATTTTGGGAAATTTATAAAATCCGGCATTGACGCGCTCGATACACTAAACGACCTATCACTAAAAACCGGAATTGTGGCGACTAAACTTGCAGGTATGCAGCTTGCAGCAAAACAATCTGGCACATCCATTGATACATTCGCTCATTCGTTAAACCTTCTAAGTGTCAACATGGCTAATAATGGCCAAGCATTTGCAAAGCTTGGCATTACAGCTAGAGACCCATTAGAAGCTTTTTATCAGTTGGTTGGCGTATTAGAGCAAATACAAGATCCGCAAACTCGTGCAGCAGTAGGCGCGCAAGCGTTAGGTCGTGGCTGGCAGGAATTAGCTCCATTAATGGCAAATGGCGTAGGCGAATTAAAAAAGGCTGTTGAAGAGGGAGAAAAGTTAAGCGGTGTTACAGTACAAGCTACAAAAGATGCCGATGCTTTTAATGACCAGGTAGAGATAATGACAGGCTGGCTAGGTTCTTTGTCTGTCCGGTTAATGGGACCAGTGTTAGAAGGTTTTAACCAACTCGCAGCAAAAATACGTGAAGCAACAGCGCTAGGCATTAATTTCAATAATGTCATGGCTGGTATTAGCAATTTTGTTTTTGATACTGGCGGATTGCGTACTATGTCAGCTAGTATTGATGAAATTAATAACAAAATTGTTAAGCAAAAAGAAAAGGTTGCTACAGTTGGTAAAGGCGGGTTTTTATCTGATTTGTTAGGTGAGGACGTTGGACTTGAAAAAAACAAATTGGATGGTTTATTAAAAGAGCGTGAAAAAATAATAAAAGATTATCATGAATCAACTAAAAAAGTAGCCGTTGAAACGACAAAAGAAACCGCAAAAATTGAAGAATCAGCAGTCAAGCAATTTATAGGCATTCAAGAGCAAAAATCAAAAGCGGCTAGCGGTCATGCGGCTACTGTAAAAAGCGCAACAAAGTCCATTATAAGAGATCAAAAAGACGAGCTTGATAATCTTATTGAGCAGCATAAACGCTTAACACTATCAGAACGCGACTATTATCTACAGTCAGATGCCGTTAAAAAGTTATCATTTGCCAAGCAGCAAATGGCCGCCATACAGTATGATATGAATCAGGCGGCTGAAAAAGAAAAAGATGTTAATGACGCTAAAAAATCTGAAATGGATGAATTGATTGATAAATACAATCAATTAACACTATCAGCTAGAGACTATTACAAAACAAAGCTTGAAGGCGAAAAAATAAAAGGAAGTGCACAAGAGCCGTTATTGCAGCAATTTGATAAAAACGTACAAACCGAATCAAATAAAAAAGCGATAGATGATTCAAGGGCCGCACTTGAAGAATATGTCAATACCGTAGATACCGCAAAGTCATCAATGGATGACCTATCAGCATCCGCAACAAATGTGTTTGATGCCTCGCTAGGAGGTGCTAATCAACTTGTTGGCGTGTTTAATAACATGCTATCAGCTATAAAGGAAAATGAAAAATCATTAGTTAGTTTAGGAGAAAAAAAGAAAGCCATTGACAAATTTAAGCCACAAGGCCTTGAAGATGAGCTTTTACTTATAGACGCAAAAAAGAAAAATGAATTAGATTATCAAGTATTACAGCAAAAAACCGTAGACAATTATCTTAATGGCACTGTGCAAATGGCTGGCGCAGCAGCGGCATTATTTGAGGATAATAAAGACGCTCAACTAGCAGCTCAAGCAGTGGCGCTTGTTACGCTTGGCATCCAGGCTGTTCAGGCTATCGTTACTCAAGGACAAGGCGACCCCTATACAGCGTTTGCGCGTATCGCAGCAATGGCGGCAATTGTCGGCAGCATGGTGGCAAGCGTGGGCGGAAACTCCCCAGGAGCGACTGGTAGTGCTCCTGTACAAAAATACACGGGCACGGTGTTAGGCGGTGGAAAAGATGCCGAGTCTAATTCAGTGGGTAATGTTTACGAGCTATTAAAAACCATCCATGCCGAGGAATATACCGAGTTGCGCGGCATTAATCGCGGCGTTAGCGATTTGAAGGGCGGCATTGAAAATACAGTTACAAAAATATTTCAAACTGGCGGCATAAAAGATATAGCAACGTTGATGAAATCAACCTATATGGGCTCTGGATTTATGAAAGACCCTGTACAAAATCTTTTATCAAAGTTTATCCTTGGCGTAACCAGTGAAAAAGTTGTTGGAGGTGGCATATCAACAGGCGCATTCCAAGCCGGTAGTGACGTGCAAGGCCAACAATACAGCACGATCGAAAAGACCAAGAAAAGTCTGTTTTTCAAAAAAACATCTTACCGTACTGAGTTTTCAGACTTAGACCAGGGCGTTGAGGATGCTTTAACAAGCGTATTTACCAGTATGTCACAAACCATGTTTGGTATAGCTGGCAATCTTGGTAAAGCGATAGGTAAAGACATAGGCGTTAGAGTCAGCAACTACATTGTACCTGCAATGCAAATTGAATTACGCGGCTTATCTGGCGAAGAAGCAGCAAAAAAACTAAACGGTGTTATTTCAGCAGCATTAGATACAATGGCTGGGGCGGTATTTGGCGACATTATAGGTCAGTATCAAAAACTTGGCGAGGGGATGCTGGAAACAGCTATACGCATTGTCTCGGAGGTTGCTGTTGTTAAAGATGCCTTGAGTCAATCCGGAATGTCAATGGGCGAAAATGCCATAGAATTGGCCGATTCCTTAGTGCAAGCCGCTGGCGGATTAGAGCAATTTCAACAGCAATTTGAAGCATTTTACGACAAGTTTTTTAGTGATGTTGAGAAACAAGACAGACTACAAACAAGACTTTCTGAAACAATGCGGGAAGTGTTTTTAATCCTGCCAGGTACGCGTGAAGAATATCGCAAAATACTGGAGTCATTACAGCTAACTAATCCACTAGACCGTGAGCGTTACAGTTTAATGCTGCAACTCAGCAGCGCAGCAGACCAGTATTATAGCGCTATAGAAAATGGCAATGATAGTATAGCTAATAGCCAATCCGCTCGTTATGACCAAGAAATACAGTGGCTCAAATTGACAGGTGATGCTGCTGGCGCGTTAGCGATGGAGAGACAGCGCGAATATGATGCCATGGATGCAAGTCTAGTCCCCATGCAAAAAATTATTAATCAGTATCAAGATTTAATGAGCACGGTTGAGACAGCATATCGCACGGCGGCGGACATGCTAACCAGTACATTTACCAAATTTTTTAATCTTGCTAAGTCACTCAATGAATATAGAAAGTCTTTAATCGTTGGCGAATTGTCAGGAAACTCACCAGAGCGGCAATATAAACTTACCAAGTCTATTGTTGATAACACTAAAGACATTATCAACAAAGGCCCTGGTAAAACCGAAGCTAGCCAGCTTAAATTCGCTAACGCGCTTGAAGAATGGCAGGGTGTATCAACTGACTTTTTAAAAGCATCAAGAGATTATAACGCTAGCAATAGTCAGTATTTTAAAGATTTGAAATTAGTCACTGTCACGACAAAAACAGGTGCAAACAAAGCTCTTGATGTTGCCAGTGATGCTGAAAAGCAGCTTAACGCTTTGAATGAAATGGTATCGGAAATAAAAGGAATTAATATGACTCTGATAAAGATTGATGGCACGCTGGGGACGCTTGTATCTACAGGTCAAAAGATTAAGGAATCTACAGATAAAAGCCCAAAGGCGACAGATTTATTACGTACATCTATCAACTCTGATGTTGGCTTGTCAGGTAAAATCAAGGGAGTCAATAGTGAAGTTAAAGGCTTGAATAACGAATCGGCCTTGGGCGGTAAGATAAAAGACTTGAATAAAGACTCTGGCATTAAAGGCGCAGTAAGCAGTGTTTATACGGCAGTAAGCGCATTAAATAAAGAGACTGGAATCAAGGGAGCTGTGGGCAGTGTTGGCGATGCTATAGCAGGATTAAAAGCCGCTGTTATCGCCATGAATAAATTGCAAGCAGACCGTGACAAAGCGACTAAAGATGCTAGAGCCGCAGAAGTAAAAGCAGCAGCTGAAAGAGCTAAGGCGCAAGACGCGCTTGATACTACTTATAAAAATCAGGTTTTTGCAAAAGTTGTCGGAAAAACAGACCTTAATGCAATGACTTGGCACGCTAAAAACGCCGGTCTTGATGAGGCGGCATCAGCAGCCGTTGGCAAAGGCTGGGCAGATTGGTCAAAAGGCATGATTGGAAGTCTTGATTTATCAAAATCAACGGGATGGTTTGACAGACTTAATACGCTAACAGATGATTTTAGAGCTTACCTAACTGCAAGCGCGCAAGGACTAGACTATAATGGTCATAATGCAGATTACTATAAAGCCAAATTTGCAGAGTTGCAAAACAGCCACGCTAACGGATTGAGTTATGTACCATTTGACGGTTATATGGCAAAATTGCATCAGGGCGAAAAAGTAGTGACAGCATTTGAAGCAAAGCGGCAGGAGGATACAAAACGCATACTTGAAGAAGTTGTTGTTGAGCTAAAGATCGCCAATCGACAACGCGCCGCTGGTACAACGGAATTGATTAAAAAAGCTAATATTTCCATTAATAACGCAACCGCGCAAACACGCGCTATCAAACGATTGGATGTAGCATGATTTACACAGCAGAAATAACACTTGCCGTTAATTCTGGCGGTACAACCGCCACTTTTTATTTTTCAAGCGGTCGATTTGTCACGTCAGGAGCTGACACGCCAGCTAATACCGCTTTTTATCCTCGGTTGATAGATGCAGGGTCAATCGGCATACACTCTTATTCAGACGGTAAAACAGGTGGCGCAACAAAACTTGAAATAGGTGAAATTGTTGTTGCAAATGCAGATGGATTTTTAGACGGATTTAAATATTATGCGGTTGATGGTAGATCAATTGTAATTAGAAAAGGCGAAGAAACGGCATCTTATCCATCCGGATTTAAAACCATATTTGTAGGTACAGGTGAGAGTTTAGAGTTATATTTTGATAAACTTATTTTTAGACTAAGAGATTCGTCTTATCTACTTGAAAAGCCTTTGTTGACCGTAAAATATGGTGGTACTAACGCATTACCGGCAGGAATAGACGGTACAGCCGACGATATTAAAGGTCAGGTTATCCCAAAAATGTATGGGAGCATTTTTAATGCAGAGCCAGTTTTAGTTAATACGTCAAAACTCATTTATCAAATAACTAACAATAATTTTAATACTGTATCAAACGTATATGATAAGGGTGCAGCTCTAACGTTTGGCGTTGATCGGGCAACAAACGCCGCTATGCAAGCGACTGCTCCAGCAGCCGGAGCTTATGATACTTGCAAAGCGGAGGGGCTTATTAGATTAGGCTCTACACCGGCTGGATTAGTGACTATGGACGTTTACAGGGGCACAACAGCAGCAAATAGGACAACTGCACAAACTATGTCTACTATAGCGACTAATATGGGTATAACGGCCTATGCTGCGGATGTAACCGCGCTGGATACGATTAACAGTGCAGTTATTGGCTATTATGTTAATGATGAGCGTACGGCATTACAGGCAATGGATGATGTTGCTGCATCTATTGGCGCATTTTATTATTTTGATAGGCTAGGGCAGTTTAGGATGGGTCAGTTAGATGACCCTACTGGCATGACTCCAGTTTATACATTTTATGACTATGAGATAATAGATATTGAGTCTGTGCCGAGCAAAGATATAAATATCCCAAACAAAAATATAAAAATTGATTACCTTAACAATGAAACTGTGCAAACAACTGATTTAGCCGCAGCAGTAACAGGCGCAAGAAGGGCGTGGTTAGCAAAAGAATCAAGGAGAGTTGTTGAGAATACAACGTGGGCATCATCAACAAAATATTTGTTAGCAACTGAGTATGCAAGAAAAACTAGACTGACAACTGCAACAGACGCAGACAATGAAGCCTTAAGATTAGTGGCAATATACGAATTAATGCAAAGAATGTATAATGTTACTATAAATATTGATTTGTTTGATTTTGAATTGATGGATTGTATCGCTGTAAACATTCCGCGTTATGAACTTGCTGGTGGTAAAAATTTATTACTTACCGGCTATACAATCAACACCGCACAAAATAACGTAGTTTTAACGCTTTGGGGTTGATATGGCTAATGTAATGATAGGCGCATTTAATGTTATTGAATTAGCTACTTTCCCGGCTTTTGGTACATGGTCAACCACGCTTCCGCTTGCTAATTTACAAAACCGCACTCAAGGAATTGTTGCGCGCTCAACAGCAGCAACAACAGCCAGCACAAAATTTCGCATGACATTTTCAGCGGCTCGCGTTGTTCGTATTATCGCATTGTGCAATCATAATTTAAGTTCTGCTGCAACAGTCACTATAAAAGCTTATTCTGATTCAGGATATACTACACAGGTTTACACATCGGGGGCTGTTTCTGCATGGCCTACATCATACACAGCAGCGGGAAAAACTGGTTGGGACGACCCTAGCCCATCAGATAGAGCTTATACGACCCTGGAAAAAGAGTATATGAATTGGACGCATATTCAGATTCTTAGTCCCGCACAGGAGCAACAATATTTTCAGGTTGAAATAAACGACACTGGCAATGCCGATGGTTATGTACAGATAGGGCGCGTATTTATCGGGCAAGCTTGGCAGCCAACTCATAACTTTGATTTTGGGGTGTCTATAAAACATGAAGATACGTCAATTATTCAAGAAGCCATTGATGGCACAGAGTATTTTTATCGCAAATATCCTACTCGCGTTGCAAGGTTTGGTTTGAATCATTTAAATGAGGAAGAAGCATATCAATCCGCTTATGAAATTTTACGTAAATCAGGAAATAGTGGTGAAGTGTTATTTATTTATGACAGCGCCGATACAACGCATAAATTAAGGCGGTCATTTATAGGTCGCATGAAAGAATTATCAGCAATAGAAAATATAAATTATGGGCTATTTGGCTCAACATTTGAGATAAAAGAATTATTATGAATATATATCTTGAAAAAAATAAAAAACTATGAATAAACTAAAAACACTAGACAAATCACTAATATTTTTATCAGCACGCCTAAGAGAGCCATCCAGCAAAGCGGCGTTTGCTGCAATGCTGGCAATGGCTGGAGCTAATATCCAAGTTGACGTGCTGGCTAATATCATCAACTTATCGGCAATACTGTTTGGTTTTGCCGGGGTTTTTACGAGTGAGCAGGTAAATGATTAGTGAAGAGTACGAAAGAAGGGCTAATATGGACAATCTAGTTGCACGAGTAGCGCAACTAGAAAACCTGGTTGCGCATTTAATTAGCGAAGCGCGTATAAATAACCGGATTGCTATCGTCGCTGTTTGCGTGATGGCAGCAGGTAAAGAAATATTGTCGGTGATAAAATGATGAAGCCTGGGATTAAAAACAAAGTAGATACAAAAGAAGGCTGGACAATTGAAAATGAAATAGCTTGGCTTGAAAATTACATTGAATTTAACAAGCGCTGTTTAGATGAATTTTACGCACAGCGTGAGTGGTGGGTTAGATTTATTGACTATTGCAATGGTAACTATCATGATTGATAAAATAATAGATACGGTGTTTTATCTTTTAATATCAGTATGGATAGTCTCTTTTTTAAGTATTACTTATAAAATTTTAGGAGTATAATAAAAAAATGGATATTAATATTAATTTTCGCTTCTTCAGCGATAGAACAGAAGAAATAATCAATCAACTAACAAATATAGGAAACAAAATGGCAACATTACAAGACATTAAAAATGAATTAACTGGAATTACTGATGCAGTTACAGCATCAAACGCTAGCTTTGATTTGCTTGTGGCAGAAGTGCGCCAACTGATTGCTCAAGGTAATTTGGCCGGAGCAGATGAATTGCTTGTACAAATTCAATCTGACAAAGCTGCTATTTTGAATGCGGTAGCAGCAAACACAGCATTAGCGTCTGAAGTTGATGCGGTAAATGGCGATCCTGCTGTTATTTAATAAATAGGATTGTTAAATTAAGGCGGCTTAGGTCGCCTTTTTTATGTAAGTAAACTTATTGTTTTTTTATTTTAGTTTAACAGGTAAAAGTAAATTATGATTAACAGCAGAGACTTGGCAAGCTTACATCCCACTGTGCAAAAAATGGCACGTCAATTTATTATTGATTGTGGTCATGCTGGCATCGACGTATTAGTGACCAGTACTTATAGAGATGCAGAGTCACAAGATGCACTTTATGCTCAAGGCCGTACTACTCCAGGCCGAAAAGTCACTAATGCAAGAGCTGGACAATCGTATCATAACTACAAAATAGCGCTTGATTTTGTGCCAATTGTTAACGGTAAACCGAATTGGAATGACCTGTCGCTATTTACAAAATGCGGTGAAATAGCAGAATCGTGTGGGTTTGAGTGGGCAGGGAGATGGCGTAAAATGCGTGAGTATGCTCATATACAATTTACCAATGGGCATACTCTAAAACATTTTCAAAATGGTGGTAGCTTATAATAGCGCGTTCCATGAAGCATTCAGGGATGAATGCGACCCCCCAGTGAAGTGCGTACGCTTTTCTTAGCACTGAGCGCGATGGCCGATTTAATCAGCATCCGCTTTCCTACTTAAATTAATTGCATTAAGACCGTGCCTTTTTAAATAGTCCAGCGCGTTTTCTGGTAACTGACTGTCTGGGTTATCAATTCTCAGCTTTTTGACGAGTCGATTTATAAAATATACTAAGTCGTCCACTACTTTTTTTAATTCATCATAGTCTTTAGCGGCCTCCGCGCAGCTTTGGCACTCTGGAATTTCATTTGAGCCATCAATCATCCAATCCGGTACGTCATTCATAAATATCCCCTAAAACACAACAATAGAAATCACGGCTGGATTGCATGGAGCAATCCCGACGTGATGGAAAGCGCATTCCACGCCTTAATTAACGACACTTCAACGCTATCAATCTTTTCTTTTAGATCTTGTATGGTCATGCTATATGCCGATAATTTAAACCATATCCCATCAACTTCACCATGCACTTCAACATCTACAGTTAGATATTTTCTATAGCCAATAAGCCTTGAGTAGGGTGTTGCAACAACTGTTAAATCTTCTCCATTGCACTCGCATTTTCTAGCTGTAATGTCACTTTTTTTGTAGGCATACCAATTACAGGTATTGCCATCAATATTTATATTATTGATAGCGATTTTAAAGCCTTTTTCAATAAACCAATCCATTAAATCTGGCTCACCTTTAAATTTATTTTCATTCATTTTTTTTACCTCATCATTATGCGTCAGGTGCTCCTGCTCTTAACCACGTCCCATCACCCCATGGGTGACAAACAACATACCACTTTTTTTCTAGTAATTGTTTCATTATCTACCTATTAATTCCAATTTGCACAATAAATCTACTAATACCGCAATAGCCACTCAACGACTGGTCTAGGGCTGCTTCTCTCCCCAGTCACCGCGTAGCATCCTAAGTCTGGCCCTGAGCGGGAATGACTATTACGCTACTTCGTAGTATTATTTTAGCTTTGATTAATTTCCGGTTTCATATGCCAGCCGGTTGATTTGTCTACGCCTGAAACCTTGAGGCAACGTAGATTAAACATTAATCATGTATAGCGCACTGTAAACTCACGCCGGAGGTAGTATCTGAGATACCTGCTGGCTAGCCTCTTTTATTTAATTCGTTTAACACTTCTTTTGCCGTGTAATTGTACATTTGTATATTATCATTTTTTTCTATTAATTTGTTAATTAATTTTATTATTTGTGCTCTCTCATATTGAGTAGCTTGCACATAAGCACTGTTTATTAATTTCATTTGGTCAGCCAATGCCTTTTTTGATCTTTCTTCGTTTTCAATTTCAAAAAGACGTTTAATTTTTGTAATCATATTCTGTTTAACTGG